GGCGGCCAGAAATCTCCCGCTCCGCACTGTGAATAGCCGTCTCGCGCTGCTCGGCGGTCAGCGTCCACTCGCCGCCCTCCAGCTTGCGCTTCGTACTCTCCGGGTCGATGCGCGCGTAGGCTAGCGCGGCCGACATATTCAGGTTCTGCTTCAATTCGAGCGCCATCTCCGCGCGCTTTTCCGGGCTAAGGCGCGTGAAAGTCGACATCAAAGCGTCAACACCTTGCTCTGCCGCCGGCAGATACAGCGGATTGCCCTGAATGATCGCGCTCGACGCCTGCATGTACTTCGCGCCCTCCAGCTTGGCGGTCGACGCGGCACGCTGGACTTCGATCCGGTTCGCCTGCTCGTCAAACATGAGATGCGTGTTCGCCGAGTGCATGTCCAACGACGCCTTGCCCTTCGTCGTCTGGAATTCCTCGCCGACTTTTGCAAGGTCGGCGTCCAGCTTGATCTTGAGTTCCTGCGTATCCTGGCCGGACTGCACCGCCGCGTCGAGCTCGCGCGCATACTTCGCTCGAATCTCCGTCGTACCGACGAGCGCGCGTCGCGATTCCGTCTCCTCGGCGTTTTGCAGCACCCCTTCGCCGACTTTTGCGGCCGTGCGGGCCAGTTCGCCGGCCGCTTTCGCCTCTTCGCCGCCGAAATCGGCCCCGCTAGCGGCCCGGCCGCCGGAAATCGGAAGACCGCTGAACCGGGACGTGAAAGTCTTGAGTGTCGGCACTAGCCTCTCCTCGAAAGCCTGTCGCGCTGCGCGTAGGCGCTAGCGGTTCCACTCAAAAGCTCGGAGCCGGCGCGCATGTAGCTCGCCGAGCGCGCCGAACGGCCTTCCATGAGGTCAAGCCCGGCGGTGCTTTCGAAGCCGCGGGCCTTCATCTCCCCGGAACGCACGATGTACTGGCGCTCGCGCTCGCTCTCCGCGGCCGTGTCGGCCAGGACGTCGAACACGCTGCCCTCGCCGGCGACGCCGCCGTTCGCGCCTTGCGCTGCGCGTATCGCGCCCAGGCGCAGGTACGTCTCGCGGTCGGCGATTCGCACGAGCTCGTTGGCTTCCTCGCGTGCAAACGCGGCGTTCTGCTGCTGGATCTCCGCGTTGTACTCGCCAGCGGCTTCCGCAGCCTTGCCTTGACGGATCGCCGAGAACGCGGAGATGCCGGCCGAAGCGGCGGTCAGGTACGGCACGAAACTAAGGAAGTCCATCTCTATCTCTTATGAGTCGTCGGCTACGTTGTATTGAGGCATCACGGCGATTACTGTCGCCGGGAAAGGACCGTCTGAGCGCCAGTAGACTTGTCCGAGCTTGTCGTAGTCACCTTCGAAGCGCTCGCGCGTGACGCCCGAGAATAGCGGCGTGGCGTCTCCGTACTCGGCACCCCAATTGCGCGTCAGGATCTCCGTCAACGTATTGACGTCCGGGCCGATACGGAGCCCGAGAGTGTCCACGAGCCACAGCCCAAGACGATGAATGCGCGAAGTCTTACCTTGCTTGGAGCCGTCACTCGTGCCGCCTTCCGACGGCATAGTCTCGCCGTCGCTGGTGTACGAGTAGCCGAGCGTCTTGATGGAACCTGAGATGGCCGGCGTGACCTTCCCGTTGGTCACAGCCTGCGCGGGCTGCACTTTACCGTCGATATAGAGCACGACGGACTCACCTTCAAGGTGCCAAAGGCCTGTGACGGCGGCGGCGCTCGCCGGCGAGTCGATCTGAGTCCAGCCGCAGTCGAGATAGAAGGCGTCTTCCTGCTCGTCCTCCACTTCCCAAATCTTCGACATATACTCGATGTATCGCTTCTCGCCGCCGTTGATGTAGCGCTGCACGACGCAGTAAAGCTCGTCGCGCGTCTCGTCAGGCGATGTCACAGCGGCGACGCTCTCCACGACCGGAATGAACAAACTACCGCTGTCGCTAAAGCCGCCGAGCTCGTGCCGGTGCCACGCGACGACTTCGTGATCGCGCTCGTAGGTCAGGCCGAGCAGCACGCCGTCCGAACGCACGCACCAGTTGATCGCCTGCGGCTGACTCTGAAAGGTCATTTCCGTGATAGCCGGACGAGTGATGTGCTCCGCGAGCATCGTCAAATCCGGCGCCTTGAAGCCGTCGACTTCAAAGACGTAGGCGAGCTCGCGCACCTTGCGCGAGGCGCGCTGGACGAACAGCACGGCGCGGCCGGCCTTGACCGGCGCAACGCTGGCGCTGCCGTGCTTAGTCATCGGCTTGCCTGTGATGTTGGTCGGCGTGAGCACTTCGCCCAACGTCGAGGCGCGGATCTGCCACTCGCCGGCGGACGTGCCTGCAAGCAGGCCCTTCTCGTCGGCGACAAGCCACTCGATCGCGTTGACGTCGTCGGAGTTCAAGACGATGCTGACGGCGTTGTCCGCAGCGACGGTGCCTGCCGTACTAGACGGCGAGAAGTTCGTGTACAAGCCCGTCTTGGAGCCGTCGACCCGCTGCGGGAAGCTCGTGGCGCCGGCGAGGAACAGCCGGTCTTCGAAGAACGTGCCGCATGCCGGGTAGCCGGTTGTGTCGGAGTACACCCCCAAGCGCCAGGTCGCCTTCGCGTTCGTGTTCGTGAGCGTCGACAGCACTGTTACGGTGACAACAGTCGTCGACGTCCAGCCGGTGATCTCTACATAGCCCCAAGTGGAACCTTCGAGAATACGGATCAGCCGCCCGACATCAGTAGAGGCGAAGCCTGCGCCGCCGTTGATGCCTGTGACGGCACTTGCCGTAAGCGTCACGCCTGCGCCAGTCGCGGCGCTCGGTGTGAGCGTCGTCGCCGTCGTGTTCGCGGTGTCGTATGGGCCGTCCGTGAAGACGAGATCCGACAGCGTCCATGACGTCGCGGAGTTCCGCACAAGCTGCTGCGGCGGGAACTCAGGATGAAAGATGTAGAGCGTGTCCGCCGACTGCACCCAACGGATGTCCGCCAGATCCGTCTCGTCGAAGGCCGTGGCGACTTCGATAATCTCCGCGACCGTGCCGCCTGACGTGTACGTGTCGTAGGCCGTGCTGTTGACGTTACTGCCGCCAGAGTCCGTAAGCTCAAACGTGTTCGAACCGGCGGTCACGTTGGCGACTGCGAACTCGCGATTGTTGACCTGCGTCATGCCTACCACGCCCGTCACGATGACCCGGTCGCCGGCCGTGTACGTGTCCGCGCCGACGTACGTCAGCACGCCGGGGTTCGCCTTGCTGATCGCACTGATGTTCTGCGCCGTCGCGGTCAGGATGCCGTGCTCGGTGAAGAACCTGATGTACTGGTGTCCGAACTCCAGAATGTACGTCTGGCTCGTCGAGTAACGGAACGGCACCAGCCGCGAGACGCGACCGTGGTGCTTGGTTTGATGCAGGAAAGCCATGCCGGGTCGGCGCGTCCAGGCGCCTTGCACAAGCGGGATGCCGTTCAGGCAAGTGAAGAGTCCGCCTTTGTAGGCGTCAATGTCCTGGCGCCCGAGTAGCAGGGCGCTCAGTTCGCCGGCGTTGAAGCCGTTCTGGATGTAGGAAGCGCGGCCCATTTAGAGCCTCGCCAAAACCCACTCGTCCTCGGGAAAGTCCTGCGCGCCCTTCTCGATCGCGCCGAGGCGCCGCGCTTCCGCGATGGCGAAGTCGTACTGGCCCTGCACGCTGGTGATCTTCGACGTGCTCTGCGTTATCTCCTCGCAGCACTGAAGTGCGAGACGGCAAGCGAACGCCTCGATGAAAAGGTCGTCGTAGAAGTTCGGGTCGTCGATGAACGCGATGTACTTGATTTCCAGCGGACCGCTCGTCGTCGTCAGGATGTGCAGCCCTTCGATCTTCCAATCGACGTTGATGCCTGATTCGTCATCACGCAACAGCCGGATGAAGTCGTTCGGCTTGCTGTAACGGTTCCAGTCGCCCCATACCGGGCCGTCGCCGTCAGCGGCAATAGAATCCCGCTTGATCGCGCAGGTCCAATCGTAGCGCCGGAGCTCGGCGCGAAGCATCGGAACGTACGCCAGGTTCAGCGTGCGCGCGTTCGGATGGTCCTGCGTGAGCGCTTCGAGCTTGCGCGATACCCCGAGCTT